TGCCGTTGCGGTTGCAGCTATGTCGTGGACTGGATATGGGCGCGGACTGGCCTTGCGCCTACTGCGCGAGAGGCTTCGCAACAGCCTTGAAGTCGGCCTCGGCTGCGGCGACGTCGGCCGTCTTGAGAATGCCGCTCTGAATGCAGAACATCATGGATTCGGTCATGCCGGGAACGTCTGACCCCGTCCGGGCCACCACCAAAGACCCCCTCATCGCAAGCTCGCACATGCCCTTCGCTGCCTCGGGGCTGAGCGCGGCTGCGCTGTTCGGGAATGCGGTCAGGGCAATCAGCAAGAGAAAAGACTTCATCAAATGGCCTCCAGTTTCTCTGCACAAATCGCCTCGGCCGTCGCGGATATCAAGGGCGGCCTCGACGCAGTGGTCATGCAGTCCGCGCAGGATGTCCTGACGGACGCATCCCTACCTGTTGCTCAGGGCGGGAATATGCCTGTGGACACGGGATTTCTGCGGAACTCCCTCGCCGTCGCCATCAACGCCGAGCCCACCACGGCGACCGGCCCGGAAGTGACGGCGCAGATCGCAGGCTTCGAGATGGGCGACACGATCTCGGCCCGCTGGACCGCCAACTACGCGATCCACGTCGAGTATGGCGCTCGTGGTCGCGCCGGCCGCGCCTTCATGCGTCAGGCCGCGCAAAAATGGCAGGCGACCGTGACCAAGAACGCCAACATCCTCCTGGCCCGGTTCAATGGCCGCTGACGTCCGCCTCGCCATCACGGACAGGTTGCTGACGCTCGACGTTGGCTTTCCGGTCAATTGGGAGAATGAGGGCTTTGACCCGCCCGCAGGTGGCTATCTCGACGTCCAGCTTTTCCGGTCAGCCACCAACCGCCAGTACGTCCAGAGCGCCGGAACGCACGTCATGCTCGGGTTCCTCCAGATCGCCGTCATGGCGCCGAAGGACCGCGCCGCTGTTGAGGCGGACAGGATCGCGGACGCCATCGTGGCGCACTTCCCGTGTGACCTGCGGCTCGGGCCGGTACGGATCACGCAAACCCCGCATGTCGCGGGCGGCTTTCCCGACGGGGCTTGGTTCAGGCTGCCGATCAGCATTTTCTTTCAGGCCACGCTGGCCTGACGCCCGCTAAACGCGCTGCTCGGGCAGGCGCAAACCCCACCATCGGAGGCCGCAATGGCTCTTTACACTGTCGCAGGGCAGCGCTGGTTCATTGGGCCCGCGATCGCCTTCAAGCAGACCAATTTCGTCGCGTCCGAGTTCACGTCCATCTCCAGTGGAGATTGGGATGAGATCACGGGCGTCGTTTCGGTCGGCAAGTGGGGCGACACCGCGAAGTCCATCACCGTGGAATTTCTTGATTCCCGCCGTGAAATCTCGATCCCAACCACATTCGGCTCGACGCCATCGGAATTCAATCTCGGCCGCAACCCGACCGATCCCGGACAGGCCGCCATCCTGGCCGCGTCGCAGAACTCGTCCGTCTTCTACGCCATGCGGATGTACTTTAACGATGCGCCCCTCGCCGGCACGCCAACGACCGCCTACTTCATCGCTCGCTGGTCGCCCGCGTCCTTCGACGGCGGCAACGCGCAGTCGCACGATACTTGGACGCCGCAGCTTCTCATCTCCTCCAACATCGTCATCGTGCCGCGGTCTGCCTGATGTTCAACCTGACGGAGCAGGCAGCGCGCACTGCGGCACATGAAGACGGCGTGCGAATCGATCTGATCGACCCAGCGACCCAGCAGTCCACGTCCGCGTGGATGGTGGTCGCCGGGCTGGACAGCCGCCGGGCGCGCGATGCGCGGCGTGACGGCTGGCGGCACATCATCACCGTGCGGGATGAGAAGAGCGGAGACTTCACCTCCGCCGAGATCCGGGAAGCCGGTCGTCGCACGCTGGCGGGATCGGTGATCTCCTGGGGCGGCTTCACCCGCGACGGGACCGAGGAGCTTCCCTGCACGATCGACAACGTGATGGCCGTGTTCCAGCAGGTCCCGTGGGTCGAGGATGAAGTCGACCTGCGGGTGGGCAACCGCGCAAATTTTACGCAGGGCTGATCCAGCGCGCATGCGATGTGCTGAGGGATCAGCTTGCGGGTAAGATGTCCCGCTTTCCGCAGGCCGTGGCGGATGCGTGCTATGTGTTTCTCGACCTCTCGGCGGCAAGAGGCGGCACTGGATACGGGCCGTTGCCCGTCACCTTCCCGGAAATCGAGGCGTGGGCGCGCCTTCACGGCGGGCTCGACGCCTGGGAAATCCGGCTGATCCGCGATCTCGACGCCGTCTGGATGGCCGACGCCCACGCGCGGGCCGAGCGGGCGCATGAAGAGGCCATGGGGCAGCGTCGCGGCGCGCCCCCGGCTCCTGAGAAACTGCCTGAATTCACGCTTGAGGCGCTGATGGCGATGGCGGGGGCGAAAAAATGAGCGTTGCCCAGCTAGGCATCAACATCGTGAGCGATTCCGCCAAGCTGGCGGTGTCCAATCTTGAGGCGCTGGTGCCAGCGGCGCAGCGTGTCGAGAATGCCGTGGACAAAATGTCCGCCAGCGTCTCGCAGGACTTGCGCGGCGTTGATGCGGCTGCTGACAAGATGGCGTCCACCGTTGGGCGCAGCCTCCGCGATGTCGAGGCGAGCACGACCGCCGCCGGCAAGGGGTTCACGGGGCTTTCAGGCGGCGCAATCTCGAATGTGTCATTCCAGTTGCAGGACTTCGCGGTGCAGGTCGGGGCGGGCACGTCTGCGTCCACCGCGCTCGCGCAGCAGCTTCCGCAGCTTCTAGGCGGGTTTGGCGCTGTCGGCGCTGTTCTCGGCGCGGTTGCCGCTATCGGCATCCCGGTGGCCGCCATGTTTTTCAACATGGGCGACGGCGCGGAAAGCCTTGAGGACAGGCTTGACGACCTCGCCGGCGCCGTGCAGCGCGTTGACGACACGATGGAGCTTGCGGCGGGCGGCACGTCGGCCATGATCGACCGATACGGCGATGCGTCGGTCGCGGTCCGGGGCCTCGTGGCGGCCATGGCCGAGCTAAGCATGGCGCAGGCGTCGGCATCCGCCACGGCGCTGGTCAAGGACCAATTCGCCGAATTCCGCAACCTCGCGTCAACTGCGTCGAGCATGGGCGACGATCTGCTCCTAAGCAACTTCGCGAGCGACATTCAGGCGGCAACGGTCGGCGCGGAACGCCTGCGCCAGGCGCTTAATTCGACCGTTCCCGAGGCCGAAAACCTCCAGCGGCTAATGGGCGATGTCGAGGGCGCGCGCACGTTTGAGGAGCAGGCGGCCGCCCTCGCCGCGATGCGTGATGCCTTGGGCGAAATGCGCGACGAATTCGGGGCTCTGACCCCAGAGGCGGCGGCGCTTCTCCAGCCCATTGTCGACACGGAAAACAAGATCCGAGAGGCGGCCCGCAGTTCCGACCTGCTTGCGGACAGCATGTCCGGGGCTACATCCGCTATCGACGCGGCCGGCGCGGCGGCGAGCAACGTCGCCAACGAGATCGCTCGCGCGGTTGGCAACCTCATGTCGCTCACGGCCGGCGCGGCCTCGGCGCTGAAAGAGGCGCAGATCAGGTCGCAATTCCGAGGCGACCCGATCGGGGAGGCTGGCGCGCTCGCGGGCAATCGCTTCGACAGCGCGGCTGGCGACCTTTCGGGGACGGACCCGATCCTGCGCAACGAAATGCAGCGGCAGCGTGAAGCGATGATCGCAACCGAGAAAGAGCGCGCCCGCATTCAGGAGGATTTGGCGGACTGGAATAAGGCGCAGTCGGCGGCAAACAAAAAAAGCGGTAGGGGCGGGAAGTCTGACGCCGAAAAGGAAGCAGAGAAGCAAAACCGCGAGTTGGACAAGCTCGACAAGGCGCTGGACCGGGTCAACGAAGGGTTGGCGCTTGAGGCCGCAATGATCGGTCAGAGCGACGTAGCAAGAAGGGTGGCAAACCTCACACGTCAGGCCAGCATCAAGATCGGGTCCGACGAGTACGAAAGCATTCAGCGGCAGGTCCAAGCGATCGACGCCGCCACCCGGCAATATGAGAGGCTGCAAGAGGTCCAAGACTATGTAGCCCAGACCGGGGCGGACCTGTTCACCAGCGCCATCAGCGGGGCGGACAGCTTCGCCGACGCACTGAGGGGGGTGGCTGCCGAGCTTGGACAGATGCTCGCCAATCAGGCGTTTATTCAGCTTGTCGGCGGCGGCAAAAGCAACGCCCCCGGCATGGCTGGCGGCATCTTCGGTGCCCTTCTAGGTGGGCTGGGCGGCTTCGGCAAATCGGCCATGCCCGCCACAGGCTCCTTTGCTGGCGGCTTTGCCCCGGCGGTCTACGCCAGCGGCACAAACTTCCATCCCGGCGGCCCGGCGATCGTCAACGACCGTGGCGGCGAGATCATCAACCTGCCTCGCGGGTCTCAGGTCATCCCGCACGATATCAGCCGGGAGATGGCGCGGGGCGGCCGTCAGGAGGTCGACGTGCGGGTCTCCGTTGATAACGAGGGCGGCATCCGCACTTACGTCAAGCGCGAGACGAGCAAGTCCGAGGGCCGCGCGGTCAATCGCTCTGTCGGCGCAGTCCGCAGGGGCGACGCCTCAAGCCGCCATTTCTGGAAGCGCTGATGCGAGTTTACAAATGGCCGACCGACCTCGCGGTTGTCGGGGCGGAATGGACTGTGTCCGATCCGGTGAGTCGATCGGCATCGGCCCTTACGGGGCGCATGTACCAGTCTGCGGCGCAGCGTCGCCGGCGTTTGGCGGTCCTCAACGTGGAGGGCGCTTATGGCGACGGCGGTGGATACATCGAGGCGCTGAAGCGGCTGCTCCGGGGCGGCATCCACGCTGTCCGGCTGCATTCGCATCCGTTCAATCTCGGGGAGGATGTGGGGGCGGTCATTCCCACGGGTGCGCAGGAGGTCACATGGACCACGGGCGGCGATGGCCTTGACTGGACCACCGGGGGCGCCCCTCTGCGTTGGTTCACCGGGGCTTACTTCAGCCCGAACCCGTACCCGCTGACTGCCGGCGTGACGAGCGGGCTCGGGCGCTCGGAAGTGACGGACCTTCCTCCATCGCAAGACATTGCGCGGGTCGGCACTTTCGCGACGGTCTTCAACGCCAATGGCACCACGAACGAGACGCGGATGATCCTGCGGCCGGTGCGTTCCAACAGCGCTGGCGAGGCGACGATCTACACCGACGAGCCGTTCACGGCGAACGGCAACGTCGAGTTCGGGATGAGGGACACGGGGATATTTCTCCCGGACGAAATGCCGCGCGCGGTTCGGCCGGCGTGGCAGGCATGGCAGGTCGGATGGTCGTTCCGCGAGGTCTTCGCTGACGAGATCGCGCCGGACACGTTCGACGAGGTTGACCCGTGGGGTTAAAGCGCACGATCCACTCAGCGACCAAGGCCGCGCTCCAGGGCGTGTTCTACCCGGTCGTCATGGTCCATCTCGACTGGCCGGGTGGCCACGTCTACGCGCATTCTGGAGCGGGCACGATCACCTGGGGCGGCCAGAGTTGGCTCGGGGTCGGCAAGTTCGGAGGTCTTGAGGTTCCGGGCGAGTCTCCCGGGCTGGCGGCGCCTCAGGCCTCGCTCACCCTGATTGGCGATCCGAGCACCCTCTTTGACCTGCTCGCCGAGCCCATCCGCAACCGACCCGGCGAGGTCTATGAGGCGCTGACCACGGTCCCCGGCGGCAACATCCTGATTGGCGATCCGATCACCTTGTTCAGCGGTCACATGGACGCGATGCGCTACCGGCTCATGGCGCAAGAGGAAGGCGGCCTGATTGTCGTCGACCATGTGGTGCAAATCGACCTCGGGTCTGGCCCCGGCGCGCGCTCCTCGGCGGCGGTGCTGCATTCCTACGAAGACCAGATCGAGAAATTCCCCGGCGACACGGCCGGGCGGCACCTCATCAACATCGAGGCGCAGGCGGAGAACTTGGATTGGTAAGCGTAATGGCCGCCGTCTCCGAGGTCATGGGCCGGCCGTGGAAATGGGGCGAAGCGGACTGCTGCGCCGCGGCCTGCGACGTCTTCCTCCGGCTCCACGGCATAGACCCGATGCAGCCGCTTCGTGGGGTCTGCGCCAGCCGCGAGGAGGCCGGGCGGGTCGTCGGGGCTATGGGCGGCATGATCGCCATGGTTGACCGCCTGACGGCCGCTGCGGGGCTCATGCCGACCGATGCGCCAGTGGCCGGCGACCTGGGCCTGACCGCCGAGCGACCCGAAGGCCGGGCGCTCTGCATCTGCGTCTCACCCGATCGGTGGGCGGCAAAAACCGCGCGCGGCTACGCGATCGTCAGCGCGGCAGAGAGGGCTTGGACATGCCGCAGCTAATCATAGCGGCTCAGGCTGCTTATGCGGCGTTCGCCTCTCTTAACATCGTCGCCCAGATTGCCATCAAGCTTGCTGTTGCCGCTGCGCTGACGGCCGCCTCCATCGCGTTTCAAGACGTCCCGCGCGCTCCGAACACCAAGCGTGAATTGGGACGTCCTAACAGCTTGCCGCCGTATCGTTTTGCATACGGTCGGTATAGCGCCTATGGCTCCCCCGCTCCGTTCAAGGTGCGGGGCGGGCACCTTTACGCCTGTCTTCTTCTCAATTCCCGTCCGAGCGCTGGCGGGGCCATCAAGATCACGTTCGACAAGCGTACCGTCAATCTGACGGGCGACATGTTCGACTTCGCCGGCCCGGGGGCGGAGGCCACGAACAGCCGCTGGATCAATAGCGGCCCTTTCGGCGCCCCTGACGCCATGGTCCACGCGTGGATGGGCCTTGGCGATCAGACGGGACCGCCTGCGGAGATTGTGGCGGAGGCTCCAGATCTTTTCGAGGCGACCGACGCATGGCGTGGGCGAACCGTGCTTTGGCTCCGCCTGCGCTCCGGGGGGCGAAACAAACGCCTCGAACGCTGGCCTCGTGTCCCGCCCGAGATCGAAGTCGAGATGGATTGGTCGAAGGTCTGGGACCCGCGCGACGTGGCGCAGGACCCGGACGATCCAGACACTTGGGAATGGAGCAGCAATCAGGCTCTCTGCGCCCTCGACGCGCTGATGCGCAATCCGGTCGCGCCGTACCGGATCGAGCATCTGGACATCCCGTCGTGGATCATTGCGGCGGACGTGGCGGACGAGCCGGTTGCGCTGAAAGCGGGCGGAACGGAGCCGCGCTATCGCGTCAACGGCCTTATCGACTGGAGTTCTGGCGAGGTCGAGCAGCTTGTCGAGCCGATGATCCTCGCGGGTGCAGGGGGCGTCACCCGCATCGGCGGCAAGCTCGCCGCCATCCCCGGCGCATGGCAAGAGCCGGAAGTTACGATCTCCGAGGCGGCGCTTGAGGGTGATCTTACCGTCGAGGCGCTGCAGCCCGGAGACGACGTGTTCAGTGGGGTCAAGACTACCTACGTCAGCCCGGATCGTGACTGGCGGCCTGCCGACGCTGGCGTCTACCGCGTTCCCGGCGCGGCCGCTTTGGACGGCGGGGCGGAGAAAATCCGCACGGTCGATCTGGAGATGGTGACATCGCCGACGCAGGCGCAGCGCATCGGGAAAATCCTCGCGCTGCAAGGGCGCCAGCAGCGGCAGATCGACACGACCTTCCCGCCCTCCGCTTTCGAGGCGGTTGCAGGCGGCACGGTCACGCTGGCGCTTCCTGCGCCCTTCGACGCGCTCGACGGCACATTCGAGGTCATATCGCTCAACCCCGGATTTGACCTCGTTGGCGAAAATGGCGGCGTGGCCTTGCGCTGCCCCGGCGTCCTGCGCTCCACGGCCGCCACGATCTGGGCTTGGAACGCCGCGACCGACGAGCAGGACGTCTTTGAGACGGTCGAGTTCGACGGATCGCGCCTTTCTCTGGCGATGCCCGGCACGATTACGGCGATCTCCGGCTCAGACGCGGCGCTCGGCACAGGCGGCACGGCGCAACCGCGCATCCGCTTCGAGTTTGCGCCCGCCGACAGTGATCGGATCGAGTCCTACGATGTCGAATACCGCATCAGCGGCGGCTCCTGGCAGGACGGCGGCCGGATCGACGCAGACGTGCGGGACAGCGGCGGTGACGTCTTCGGCTTCATCCATCCGGTGCAGGTCGGCCAGAGCTATGACGTGCGGGTCCGCTCCAAGGCTCCGGGCGACGTGTCGGACTGGCGGACCTACACCGGCGTGGTTGCCCTTGCAGCAGACGTGACGCTCGACCCGCCGGAGATGGTCTCTGCGGTCGGCTCCACCGGGCGCATCACGGTCACGATCACCAGCCCCAATGCCGACGACGTTCGCGGCGTGCAGGTCTGGGTCAACAC